AGCGCCGCCATCATGATAACTAACGGCTGAATGTTCTGGCAGTGGGTTATCAGCATGGCCACTCCACTCAATCCACCCATCGGCATCGGCTTTGACGACATTCCAGCCTTGCATCTTTCTGCGCCAATCATCTACTTCACCGGCTTCCCCTGTAATCACGCGATGTTCTTTTGTGGTGTTATTCACTGCATAAATCATGGTTCATTCTCCTCGCCGGTATCCCCAAACAATAGCCCACCCCACCACCTCCCCGCTAATGGTATTTTTCTATCGACTCACGCCACTCGATAGCCACCACCTATAAACGGCAACGCCCCGGTAGGTGCCGGGGCGTCTAGTGTTGCGATCACCGTCTCACGACGCGCAACCCATTATCAGATAGGATCAACCTCCTTATGGCGGTCTGCCGTATCTGATTTTAGTGTAGCACAAAAAAAGACCGCCAGGAGGGCGGTCAATAGGAGGAGCAACACACAACAAGGAGTGGGTAGAGTATGGCAGCGTTAGGCCGTGGTGTCTAGCACCTCGATCCCTTGACCACCATAAACCCAGTACTCCCGCCCGGCTTAGCAGGCGTCAGCGGTGCAGCGCATCCGTGGGTATCCACAACTTGCAGCGCTGCATATATCTGGTCATAAGCGTCGCTTGGGTTACTGTACTTGAACGACTGACTAGCACCAGAAGGCGCGGACTGAGAGGTAACTTGGCGCGCGCCACCTGACAGGGCCAACAACCCAATCAAGTAGGTATAAATAGCCACTTGGCGGCTTGCGCTGACATTGTTGGCGTCTAAGCAGTCTTGGATTCCGCCAGCTTCCTCAGTGATGGCTTCTAGCAGGAATGACGGAACGGTAATACCCAGCTCGCGTAGATAGGCGGTGGCTTCGTCGGTGGTTATCATGGGCGGTAGCCTTCGTTATTCGTCATCATAGGTCGCATCCCCCATTTTAATATAGCCGTTCACTACCGGAACTTCGATGCTGCATTCAGAACAGATAAGCGCGGCAATAAACGGCTCGCCACCGTGCATCACAACAGGCACCATGCTTTCTTGCGTGCCACACGGGCATGACACAAAACTTGTCTCGCCGCCTTTAAACTCTTGGCTCGGCAGCCTAACTACTTTACTCATAATCGCCACCACGCGCATCGTTACCATCAAACTCGGACTTAGTGTCTAGCCTAGACTGTTCCGGCTCTTGTTCCTGCTTTGGCTGGCGTTTCTTGCGCGGGCGCTTAGGCGTGGCGACTTCTAGCGTCTTATCAGCGCCACTAGATACGACACGGTATTTATTCGCCCATCCGGTAAAATCGTCCGGCACTTCAACCTGTGTGCCTACTGGCACCATCTCGCCGGTTCCGCGATAAACGCCACGGCGGGTGATTTCGATTAGCATAATTGGCTCCTGAGATGTTTCTCTGATTTTAGCACAAAAAAGCCCGCGCTGTGGCGGGCTGGCAGGGCTAGGCGGTGCTATTCTCTTGCTCTTTGTATGCGGTTTTTGTCTTATTGACAATGGCGGCGGCGAACATCCAGCAGCACAACAGCAAGCTAGCGTGCCAATAGAACTCAAAATAAATCAACAGCATGATACAAGCGATTCGAGGAACTGAAGTAACGACCTGATGCCATGGGGTTATGTCTGGCAACGTGTCCAAGTGCTTCATAAAGCAAGCGCCAAAAAACAAGACGCTGAACAGCCATCCATAAACAAGAATAGAGTAATTGGCAACATTAAACAGGCCGCCGTCAACGAACGGCAGTGCAATACCGCAAGCTGAGATGTACCAATGAACCAAAAAGTCTTTAATGGTTGGTTTTTTTAGCGTAATTCTATTCATATAATTCACCTTTAAGCATTAGGCGAGCGTTTATGGGTGCGGCTAGTGGGCGCTCAACTCCACCACGTCTGCGCAGACGCTGCCGCAATACAACCATAGCGCACACTTGTCTAGCAAGCAATAAAAAACCCCAGCCTAAGCCGGGGTTTCTGTTTTAGTGCCTAGCGATTAGGAACCAACACCATAGAACACAGCCGAACGGCCATTGGCGTCTGCTACGATCTCAAAGCCCATCGCACCCATGATCAACATTTGGTAGTTGTCCATTGGGTAGGTGCGCGGCATCATCTGCGTACCAACGGGCATACCCACGACCGGACGAATGTAGCGGCGGTTAGGCACAAACGCCGTCCACTCGTTACCAGAAAGCGCATAATCAACCTTGATTTCATTGATTCGGCGGTTGGTGGCAAGCCGCTGGAAGCGCGTACCAGAGAGGTACTCATCCTGGTTGTACGGCAGGTCTAGGTTGCGCGCAATTTCGGGCGAAACATAGAGGTTCATCGGCTCGGTAACGAGGTTATCGTCAGCCGCGCCGCCTAGCGTTTGCGCCAAGAAGTTTTCCCATTGCACGGTGGTGGCGGTGGTCAGGTCGATGCCCGTCATATCGACAGATTGCGTATACGGCGAGTTGCGGATACCGTAACCCTGGTAGCCATCAAACTGAATGGTAGAATCACCGTCCAGCAAGTAGTTAGCCATGTCGGTGCGCATGTCATACGTGGCCTTTTCTACATCTTCGGCCCATGCGTCAAAATCATCGTTTTGCAGGACGTTCCACTCGCGCCACTCTCGACCTACGCCGTTAGTGAAGATAGGAACCGGCACGCCACGGAAGTCATAGCTGCCTTTATCCATTGGCTGCGGCTTCTGGCCGCTGATAGAGCGCTGGGTAGTGTTCGCGCCATCAGAGTTGAAGCGATAGCCGTGAACGACCTTGCCGATATTGACCGTGGTCGCCAGCGGCATCAAATCACCCATGATGACTTGGCCTGCGTTGTCGCGCATTACGCGAGCAGTCACGCTATCGAGCTGTAACCATGGTTGCGGCTTGGTGATGGCGTTACCCACAAGCTCTTGCTCACGCTGGGCAAAGTAGCGGCGGTTGAGCGAAAGCTCCTGCCACTTTTGCGCGTGCAGCTTGCTGTTAGTGATTAACTGCTTATCAAAATGTAGCATTACGCAATCGCTCCTGTAGCTTTGCGAACACGCAGCAAGTCTGCCTCTGCGAGTGTCACGGATTCTTCTGAATAGAACAGCACTTCTTGCCCAGTGGTGGCTGCGGCTAGCGTACCATCGCCAGCGGATGCTAGTTCAGTAAACCCCTGCACGTAAGTCCCAGCGGCTACGCGGACATTGAAGAACTGTTCATCAAGTGGGCGGGCGGCAACCACGGTATCACCAGCAGGGATAACATCGTCCGCGCCTTCCAGCTTCATGTAGTTCTCTTGGGCCACCAAGTAAGTTCCGCGCGCACCAGCGGTGCCATGTGGCTCAAATTCATCACTGGCGTTAACCGTAACGATAGAGCCGGGGGTGATGTCCACAGCCGACGGGCGCTCCATTACCTGCGGCAATAGCTCGGAGACCGGGCCTGCGTAGATTTTGCTATAACGAGCCATTAGATTGCCTCCGGTGCTTCAAATTCAAGTTTATCGGCATTCGTGCTCAACCGCCCACCATTCAGCGGATGATCCGCGCCCTTCGGTGCCTTGCAGTTACGCGCCATGATGCGCAGGGCGTTTACGTCGAGCGCCTTGGCTTCATCTTCGGTCGCTAGCTTGGCTTCTACCACAGTCGCCTCAAGCGTTTCTTTCTCAGCTTTTGCAGCGGCTTCGGACTCGGCGTTGATCGCGTCGAGCTTGTCTTGTATGGGTTTGACTGCGTCAGACACGGCAGACGCGATAGCTTGCGCCTGATTCGCTTGCAGTGTTTCGGCCTGCTTATCGAGCATGGCCTGTAGCTCTTCAGTCGTCATTTGCGGTTCCTCGGTAGACGTTTGAGAGTTGGTTTGCAGGCCAGCGGCCTCTTCGGTTTTATCGCCGTTCAGCACGGCGCGTACTGCGTTTTTGATGCGTTCGACTAATCCAGCGTTGCGCTTCTGTTTTTCCTTGCGCTCGTAGCTATCCACGATTTCAAACACCATCGCGGTAACGTAGTCGTCGTCCATCTCTAGCTCAGAGTTAACGACTTCGACTTGCTCGCCGGAGGAGTTGACCATCATTCCAACGCCTGCATCGGTGCCAATGGCGGGCGTCTCGGAAATTAAAATCGCATCGTGATCGAATGCAAAGCTGTTGCCTACCCACTCATAGTCAGCGCCTTCGGGTGCTGGTTCGCGCTGCATCAGCAATCCGGTACTGGTACTAATCGGCTTGCCTTCGTCAATCGCCGCCAGCAGCTTGCGCCCGTTCTCGCTATTCTGGGCAAACTCCACGTCGATAACCTTATCGGCAAAAACGCGGTCGCCTTCGATGCGTGGGTTGGTGTTCCACGCGCCCGCCCAAAAGCCGTTGATGGCCTCAGGCGTGCGCGCGCTAACAAACTGGTTATTCACCACCGGATGCCCAAGCGGGGCGGGCAAACCTTCCAACTGCTGGTAGCTCGCCTCTAGCTCAGCGCGTGGGTAAAAGATGTTGTTTAACACCGTGTCGAACTTCGCCACAGCGCTAGGCACCACAATCACCTCACGACCATTGCGCTTTTCGCGCTTGATGGCGGCGTTGTTGACGCGGTGCTTGATGTTGACGCGGATTTGGTCGGCCATGAATTAGCCCTATTAGAATCTGCTCGCAGTATAGCACAAGGCTATCGGTGCGTGCAAAGTGGCTCAACCATGTCGTGCGTGCCCACGGGTTGGCGGCTCATCAAGGTGGCGTTACGACGAAAAACAGTGTGCCGTTACAGACGTTACAAGCGTTACAGTCCTAATTAAACTTGTACCGGTGAAAAATCCAATGGATTCAAAGGCTTGTGACATATATAACAATAATTACAGAAAATAGATATATATATAGAGAGGTATGTCTATCTAAGTGCCTATCAGTGTTTATGTATATGTGACTATCGTTCGCAAAACATCGTAACAAACGTAACGGCTGTAATTTTTTAATTAAAACAACAAGTTGCGCGTTACGCTGGCTATTTTGTGGCGTTACGCACTTTTAAAACGTAACGATTGGCCGTTGACGTAAGCGCAAGCTGTGCATATTTCAGCACACAAAAAAACCCGCCGAGGTGGCGGGTTGGTGTTGCAGCGCGGTTAGCTGAAAATAAAATCTGCCCCATCCTGATATGCTTTCACGCATTTCTCTATGTCCGCAGATTTGCCTATGCTGAAATACTTGCCGTTAAAGCAGAACTCAACCTTTTTTACATCCCACAAGATGGCTTTGTTTTTAGCCTCTCGCACTGCATCCACTAATGATGTTCCTGGCATAAATTTAACTTTTGCTATCATGTTACTCATCCCAAACACTCCATCAAATACAGTTTATCCCACACATACCGCCCATTAGCGGTGCGCTCCAAGTCACGCATCAACGCCTCACGCGCCTCTTGCAGCTCGCTAATGATCTGCGCTTGCCCTACCTCTGCATCAGCCTCGCGTGTTTCCATGCTGCCGTCATCATAGCGCAGCACTAGCCTGGCAATGATGCGCCACCGCAACGGGGCGTGCGTGGCGTACGTGGCAATGTCCTGCTGCTTACGCTGCGGAATATGCGCCGGAAACGACCATTCACCCTCAAATTCCCCGCCGATATGCCGACCAGTGGCCTTAATACCTACACACCAGCGCCGTGCGTTCGTCTGATAGTGTTGGTACTGCTTCTGACTCACCAGCCGCTTACGGCGCTTAATCTCGCCAGCCTGGGCGCGTTTTTGGGCGCGGTTCATTGCTGTTCCTCCGGCGCATAAACAATTGCCGCCTGGATCGCGAGCGCCATATCACCAAACGGCATGTAAGCCTCACTAGCGGCGTCTACCATCTCCTCAGTTGGCTCGACGGGCACGCATTTGTACCCATCCGGGCAGCGGGCTTGCCATGCGGCCCAAGCCTCATCCGCTGCCGTATGGTAATAACTTCCGTCCACCATTACGCACAAACCCATGTTTCGGCTCTGCGCCCACGCCTCAAAACGCTCTCTTTCAGTCATAACTCCACTCCTTCAATTCACGCTCAAGCGCCATTTCTTCTAGACGTCTGTCAATCAATGGCCGCTTGGCGTAGTGTTTTTCGGTCGCATACACGTCGTTGCGGATGCGGCTCTGGAATTTGGTTTCGCTGCCGCCGCCCTGAATGTGGCGGCCTGTGAAGCTGGGGATGGTGTAGGTGGTCATAATATACCTACGGTAGAAGATGCTGTTTTTGAGGATATTCGCCAAATATGCCCGCAGTTTTTACATTCAGCCTTGTAACCGCCGCGAGGCCCCTTGATAACTCTTACGTGCTCCCATGTTCCCTTATAACTGTACACCAATGGATCACCTGAGTAGGTGGTTCTTGTTCCATACTTTTTCCACGCTGCTTCGTAACAAACAACGCATCTAGCAGATCTCTTCCTGGTCATCACTTCCTCCTCCATGCCCGCGCTAGGCGGGCGGGGTTGTTTAATCGAATCGGTAGTGGCCGTGAACCACCTCGTGAGTATCTGGAATAACGCGATCACCATGGCTGTCCGGATTGATTGACTCAATATCCAATCCATCCGCTTTTTTCGTAAAATCCTCCAGTATCGCGATCTCTCGCCTCATGTGATTAATCTGCTTTCGCTTAAGCATCATTAAATGGTCAAAGGCGTCAGGAAGGGTCTTGAATGCTACTCGGCTACCAACCTTGGCGACCTTGTGTATCTTTTCGCCGCTTCGCTTAGCAGCCTGTAAGAGGCTTTCATCTTCGCGCTGATAGCTCCTAATATAGCCAGCCCTCGTTTTCTCAATGCACCAATGCCAGCATTCAGATTCGTGGATGCTAACTAACTCCTTGGTGATAACATTGATTCCTTGCTCGTCTATCGCGAGGCGCATCTTGTAAAAAACATCATGATCTCTCACTAACATCCCTCCTCTCTAGTTATACATCAACAATAAACCCCAGCGGCTGCCGGGGCTAATGGTATTTTTTTATCGTGTAGCGGTGGATGATAGGGGTTAGCTATCAGGCTCAAACGCGGCGCGCTGTTTTTGCATGCGTTCTTTTAGCGGGCCAAGGATGGGCTGGCCTGATTCGTCTAGGAGTACGCTTTGCTGCGAGCAGCGGCAATTTATCGATTCACCCCCCTGGCTATAAAACTCCGCAACCTCCTGCGCACTGAATGTGCGCCCATGTTTGGAAGCGTGGCTTTGGCGTGTGCTCGGCAGTAATGCGCTGTACCACAACATAGCCGTGCGAATGCCTAAGCGCTCTTGTGCGTCTTGATTCTCGTCTCGTGCAGCTCTGCGCAGCGCTGAAGTCACCTCAGTCCTAGCGATACGCTCTGCTCTGCTCTCGCTAACCTTAAACCGCGCCCGTATATCCTTCGCCACCGTACGCGGATTCAGCCCATCCTCAACGCCCTGGCTAAGCACACGCCCCAGCTCCGTAGCCGTATCGCCGTTGAATGAGTCCATCTGCTCGAACACCCGCGAACGAATCAACGCCACCCGCCGCTGCCACGGCTCCGACGCCAAGACCTGCGTTATCTCCCGCGTATAGTCATCCGTCAGCGCCGCTAACTGTGCCACGGCGGTTCCGGTGCCTGCTTCATACGCTAGCACCGTTTGCGCGGCCATATAATCCGGTGGCACCTCGATGCCCAGGCGACGGCGAATCTCCTCAACAATAAGTCGCAGCTCCTCCACGCTAATTAGGTATTCGTAGCGCGTTTCGTTGACCACATAGCCCGGCACTTGAGCGTTAATCGTGATCTCACGCTTTGGTATCTCCTCAAAACGCTCTAGCACCCATCGGCGAACGTCGCGCAAGCCGCGTTTTAAGCGGCTCACGGTCTGTTGTTGCAGGCGGGCGTGCCCCACTGGGTTCTCTGTGTTTCGGGGCAGGGTGGGGTATTTAGGCATTGTGACCGCCAGTCATAAATGTTCTATGCCCACACCCTGGGCAGCGCTTTGATGAGCCACCTTTCTTTATGTCTTTTGCTGTCGGCTCACTCATCTTCGCCTTAGTTACAGGCTTTAAGCATCTCATGCATATGTAATGATTCATCCCGCCATCCCCTCAATTAACAACATTCCGCCCATCCCACCTACGCCCACGGTCAGCATCACCACACAAATAACGGTCATGCCAAACCAATCCGGCAGCGCGGCACCCTAACGGGCTATGATTGCTGGGCAATCGAGCGGCCAGATACCACTTGTCTAGCGTTGCGGTTGCGGCTACCCAGCGCCATGTTTGCAAGATGGTCATACTACCCCCTTAGGCCGCATATCCAGCCACTTCATCTGCAAATACCACTGAAACGCAGCCACCTCTTGGTATTTGGCGGTTTCGTACCAGTGTTGGTGTGTTTCGGTCATTGTGGTGGCTCCGGAAGTGGCATCCAGTGGGTAGGCTTAAAACAATCCCCGATTGGCTCATGGTGCGGATCGTATTCATGGTCGCCAATTTCTGTCCAGTGCTTCCATTGGTCATCTTCAAATATGCAGTCTGTAAGCCTTTGATCATCACCATCTGTGAAATATTTTTCAAAGTATGCGTTATACCTGGGTACGGCTACTACCCATAAATCTACCATCGTTCCATCAAGTGGCGCTGTATCAATCGGCTGCCATTCGCTCATCATATTCTCCATTATCATCACCCAAATCATCCGCAGGCACCTCAGGCTCTGTCAGCGCCTCCCACCCAATAATAGCCCGCAATTCGTCACCTGTCGCGATAATCTCCCCGGTGCCTGCCATGTTTTTAACGGCCTCGGTAGCGGTCTTTAGCATCGCCAGTTTATCAGCAAGCGAGGCGTCGTTCAGCTCAGACCACATCACTTCGTATTCATCTCCCGGCACGGGTGGAATGATGCGGTATTCCATCAGTCGGTCGATAAAGCGGCGAATATCCGTTTGCAGGTCGCCCCCCCGGCGCGCCTGACAGCGGTTATTAAAGTCATCCTGGTCTTCGGTGCTTGCCCGCTCGCCCTGCTGATTGCCGATAAGCACCTTCGTCGGTATTTCCAACGACGCAGCGATGCATTGTACCTGTATCTCGAAATGCTCTTTCGGCTGGGGGACGTTAGCCACCAGCGGGTTAATTTTGCCCCCGGTCGTGAACGCTGCTGCGTCAATGACCGAGTTTAGGTCGGCCATCATCTCGTTCAGGCGTTCGTTCAGCTCATCCATGCCGACGCCATACGACCGGGCAAGCTCTGGCAGGCTCTGTGAGTCGCTATACTCAACGCTTAACTGCCGTGAAGCATTCTTCAGAAAACCTTCGCCGCTGCCCCCGGTAATTTTCACTACCGAAACGAAGTCGTTATACGCCGCTTCCAGCTCGCTAACGCCTTCCCGGTAATCGCCTACAATCACGACACGGCTATGGTGAATCGTCACGCTACGGGCTGGCGGTGGTGTGTCTGCGGTCTGAACGTTGCCCTCGTTGTAGTTCCACGTTGTAGGCTGGCCGTAGCGCGGGCTGTTGGGGTTTTCATCCCATGTTCCAGGCGTTAATTGCCCTTCCCATGCCGGGATAATCTCAATCAGGTCACCACCGGGCTGCAACTCTTCATCCCATCGCGCATTGTCAGCCACTCGCAGGATTAAACCAGAGTAAGCCCCCACCATCCGGCGGCGGTCAGCATCCTGGAATTTCTGCCAGACGTTCAGGCGCTTGAACAGCTTTCGAACGTCGCGTTCCCACGGTTTTTCGGTGGTCTTTTCGTCCGTCGTGTCACCCTGGATGATCCATGGGTTATCCTGCCATGTTTTGCGGATCAGGCGATTGACGCCAGCTTTGGCTAGGCTGTTGCGCTGGTAGAGATTTAAGAAGTCGTAGAAGTTCAGAGTATTGGGAAATCCATAATTCTCCCAGGACTTCGGTCTTTTCGTGTCGCTGCTGGCGTTATAGCCCGCGCCATAAGCTAGCGCTTGCCGCATCGACGCCAACCGACGCTCACTCATGTACTGATTAACGGCCATCGTTAGCCGTGTTTCTTTGTCTTGCTGTGCCATAAAAAAGCCCCGAAGAGGTGATGTCTTGGGGCTTATTGTAGCACCTAGGCTTGACTTAGTCGTCTACGCCTTGAACTCGGTCAATGCTCCACACCTCTTCTCTAAAATCCCCCCTGGGGTCGCATTGGCCTTCCGTGCCAAAAAAGTCTTCCTCGTGAAGATCATCAAGCATCATGTCTAACGGGCCAGCAATTGATTCGGCTTCGTCTTCGTCGCCTGCAATTTTAGAAAGCCTTTCTAACACTAGCTTTACGCGCTTTGAGTAGCTCATTTCTTTCTCCTCAATGCCGCCCTTTTGAGCGGCTTGGTATTTATCGCGCTGTGGTGTTATGGGCGGCGGACGAAGCGGAAGTTTTCACCAGCGGGGGCAAAATCCCAAGCACGTACATCGCCATCGTCATCAATTAAATCAAAATCATCATCATCAGGGTCTCTCGGATCACGAACAATGTACTCCTCACCATGCGTAAAGCATCCTCCATGCGAAATAAATTGAATAACATCCCCCGCCCGCCAATTCGCCGGGTCAGTCATATCGTCAGCTGGCCGCCCCCACTCAATATTTTCTGGCCACTTAACACAATCATCGTCTGCTGGCTGTGGTTGTTTGCGGTAGCCTTGCTGGTACAGTCGCTTGGAAAAGCTATGGAAATTATCAGACGCCTGCACATGGCTAACCATCTCCTCAACCGCGCGGTCTTCTTCGGTGGCTAATGCAGCAGAAGCGCGCTTCTGACATTCAAGGCGCGATGACTGACAGGCATTGCGTGCTATCCATTCCAAAGCTTCCATCATGCGCTCTACGCAAGTCGCTTGCGGGTGAAAACCATCATCGCGCAAATCTTCGGCGCACTGTTTGGGGCTTGGAATTGGCAAATATCCTTCCTCTGCGACTTCCTCACGATCCCCCACCTCCGGCACCCATTGTTTGCTAGTCATCTGCGGCTCATCACCAACCGCATTCGTCGCGCTCAGGATTTGGGATAGGGTGAGTTGGCGCTCTCCCCATCCTGAACCGTTATATCCATGGTACAGATTATCGATTTTCTCGCGCCATCCAAAATAAGGATAAAACTGTCCATCCGACGGATACTCCCCCTTCCCCGCCCCCGCCGCCATAAACGCTTCTGCCACGGCGTGATAGTCATCTTCGCTAAGCCCTTCGGTAGCGATGTAATCGCCTGGCTGTAATGTTACCGCCGAGCCATCCTGCTCCGCACCACTCTGCTTCTCACGCAGCACCCACCCGCCGCCATGCTGAATAACCTCGTGCGTATGCGTCAGCCCCTTCCACGTGCGTGCGCACTTGGCGTTGCCTTCGGTGGCGAACGGGTCGCCGTTGGTGCGTGTGATTAGGTTTGTCATGGTTGTTTGCTCCTGTTGTTTACTGACACCCCAAACAATAAACCACCGATGGCAGGGTGGCTAATTGTAATTTCTAATGGTGTGGCGTGGTGGTGATAGGTTTTACCTAACGACGTTTCTTGAGCAATACAGCAGGGCCGCTCACGTTGCCGCCTAACATATCTGACAGCGCATCCATCATTGGGTCAACCGTGTCATCGTGCTTGGCATTGGGGAAGGAGCTGGTTTCTGCCAAAAGCTCAGACAGCCACGGGGCATCTTGCGGCAAGTACACATTTCCGGACTGCACCAACGGGGCCGCATCCATCGCCCTGGTAATTTTGTCGCGGTCTCGCTGTATATCCACCACTGGCACGCCTTCGCGTTTTAGCGTTTGTATTAGCCCGGTGCCTGAAACCTTGTCCTCAACCTTCATTGACCGTAAAAAGCCAGCATCACGAACTGCATTGTGCTTATTCCAGAATGCACGGGCATGCGTTAACAGCTCAGGGGCTTCCCATTTGCCTCGGATCATATCAATTAGATACGCTTGGCCGGATTTTGACTTACCCCAGCACTGAAAAACGCTGTAGTCGTTATGCTCTTTTGTCTTTTGAGCCGTGTCTGCGTATATGCCGCGCCACTCCATTTGCGGTAGGCGTTGATAATACTGCCACCAAGCATCTTTGAATATGCCGCCGCCAATCGGTGCCGGGCGCTGCATATATTGCCCTGCGAAGCGATAGGCGTCTGAGCTTTCCATGCGGCGCAAGTCCTCTAACGGGAACTGCTCAGGCCAGAATGACGTATCCGCATCATTGATAGCGGGAATGTTCAAGTGCTCCCAATGCTCGCCATTACCGCCGTTAAGCAAGTACCCGGATAAATCCTCTTCATGCAGCCGCTGCATGATAACGATGATAGGTGTGTCCGGGCTGTTTTTCCGGCTTTCCATTGTTGTGCTAAACCAGTCCAGCACGTTTTGGCGCATCGTGTCACTATTGCCTTCCCCGGCTTTGTGCGGATCGTCAATTATGATTGCCCCGCCAAAGTGGTCGCGCATTTTACCCGCTCCAAAGCCAGTTATGCTCCCTTCCGCACCAGTGGCGTAAACAACCCCGCCCTCCATAGTTCTAAATTCGTCTTTCGCATTAGAGTCGTTTTGAAATGCAGGCCTGCCAAATATATTGGCATGCATTTCGTGCTGCATGATTGAACGAACATTATAGGTGTTATTTGTTGCCAGCCTTTTTGAATAGCTAGCATGAATAAATTCGCTATCAGGAAAATTCCCCATACACCAAGCTATAAAATTAATGACGGCTAACTCTGTCTTTCCAGACCTTGGCGGTATATTGATTATTAACCGCTTGGTCTTTCCAATAACAACCTTCTCCAATGCTGAGCATATAGCATCTTGGTGCCAATTATGCTTTAAATTTGCCCCCTTCCTGGCTTTAAACATAACCTTAGTGTATGCCAAAAGGTCAGACCTGCATTCTGCAATATCATCAGCGCTCAACATGACAGCTTCCACCTGTATCCGTATGCTGTGTAATCTTCTCTTTTTGTTGCCCGGATTATTTTTGAATGGTTAGCTTTCGGGTATTTGCCTTGCGACCTAACCCACTGTACAGCGTCTGCTATTGCTTCAAACTGCTCACCTGTGTCTACGCAGGTTACCTTCCTAGCCCTTGCCTTTCTAAGAGACGCGACGTGCTCCGGCGTTTTTTTAACTCCTCGCTGCCTTGCACCAGTAGCCTCTCTTACCTCCGGCCTTGCCATTGCTTCTTTTATTTTTTCAATTCGACTAGCACGAACCTCAGGGTTTGACCATGCGTTCCTCAGTCCCTCTTTGTTTTTTTCAGACATGGGCAACCCTTTCAGTCTTTGAGACATCTTCATCCTTGTCGATTCAACGAATACGCCAGCGTCTCCACCGTCTGTCAGATTGTATCCAGATGGCGACATAGTATTAAATGACTTTATCCAATAGCGCTCTCTCGAGTTCATTTCCTCGAAGCTTGAACATTGCTCAACTAGCTCAACCGAAAAGCAGTTAGCACCATGCTTGCGGATGGCAGAATAAAGGGCCGAGCAATTGCCGCTATTTTTGCGAGAATGCCATAAGTGATTTGCAAACCTGTTTTGGTAGCCGCGAGTTGTCACTCCGACATATTTCTTGCCGTTCTTGCTGTTCGTTATTACATAGACTTCGTATGTTTTTTTCATAAAAAAAGCCACCTGTGCAGTGGCTTAATTGTACCCTGTAATAGTTCCCTTTGCTAGTCATTCCCGGTACTTTGCTTCCAGCGCCTTAAGCACGGCGTCTTGGGTGGATTGTATTGGTTTGCCAGCAGTAGTGTGGTCGCTGTCAATCTTATCGTGATACCCATGCTTTCCAAGCAGCAGCTTAACAATCTGCGCATTAAACGTGTTGGTAAGTCCGCCGTTCATGGCTTTAAACTCTTGCATTTCGTTAACAGCGTCTAATATGTCACTAAACTCAGTATTTTCAGACGCCCATCGATGCAGGGTGCCGCGTGCCACACCTACCACAACCGCCATGCCTGCGACCGATGGCACTGCGTGCCCGTGCATCTCATAATCCTGCACGTAAGCGAGGCAGGCCGCTTTTAACTCCTCTGTCATCTTGGTTGGCCTAGCCATAATCAAAACCCATCGTTTTCGTCAATCTTGAGTAAGCCGCGATCTTCTTCGTAAACGCCCCAATCTTCGTCAGCATTGCGCGCCCAAATAGGCGTCTTGTTTAGCAGCTCGGCAAACGACTCACACTCAGCAGCGGGCTGACTAACAATCTTATCAAATGCGGCAATTTGCTCAGCATTTAGGTGATAGGTGATATGGCCGCTCTCATCGACCGTTTGCGGAATTGGCATAGTCATCTCCTCTGGTTTCTATTGCGTCCATACTAGCACAAAAAACCCCTCAGTACGCAGTACGCAAGAGGGGCCGTGCTGCATATAAATTACCGCCCCGGCATCTTGCCGTCAACCTGTTTTGACACCAGCCCCCAAACAGGAGCGTCGATCATTGCGCCAAGCAATCATGGCAAACGTATTCGTCATCAATGATCTCCATTTCTGAGGTCTCGCTCCACCAGCCGCAAGTCTCGCAAATCTGTAGCTCTTCCTCTGCTAAAACTTCGCAGGCTTCTGCGTAATCGACGCCGAGTTCATCAACGGCATCATCCAGGCTGTTGCAGGTTCCGGCCAGATACTCGAGTAATGCTGCTCGTTTTTCGCTATTCATCTATTGCCTCCCAAATTAGCCGATACCGGCCCCTCGTTAATATTACTCATCAGCGTATACCCGTCCCGCTGCAACGCGCAATAGTTATTCATCGTCATGGCGTAGTACGCCACTTTTGCCCGTGCGAGCGTTTCAAACGTTAGATCATCCGTCATCGTGTCGCGGGTTTTGCCGTATATCAGGGTGAAGGTTCTGGTGGTCATTCGGTTAGCTCCTGGGCGCGTTGGCGAAGGTCATCGGCAAGCTCCATCATTTCGTTGTAATAATCAGCCCCATCACCGGGATATTCGCGGTGCCCGGTCGATGGGTCTGTGCTGCCGTGCTCGGCATCATAGTCGGTGGCTTTTTGCTCAATAAAATCCGCAGCCAATCGCAAGCCCTCCGCCTGCTTAATCAGGTCGCGGCGGGTGAGGGCGTTTGTAGGCTCTTGCTTGCTCAAAGTTTCAATATTACCCATCACAGCGTCTGCGAAGCTTTGATAATCCGAAGCATTGTAATTTGAGGGAAAGGCCAACACTGCAGCGCAACGCTTCGCGTCAACGATGACGTAACTTAACTGCTCCACATGCGCAACCAACGCCTCCTCAGCGGCACGGTGAATTTCGAGATCATCTCTTAGTGCTGCTATGTGTGCCTCTAGCTTGGCTATTTGCTCAGTCATCTGTGCATTAGCAGCACGCTCGCTCTCTAGCGCCTGCGGATTGCACTCATCATGTAACCGCTTGGCTTGTTCCAGATTTGAACCTGCCGCTTTTTTGGCGGCATCCATACCGCGCTGGGCGGCTTTAGCCTGGCGTGCCAGCAAATACTCTAGCTCGGCAATGCGCTTCTGTGCGTCGCTCAACTCGCCCTCTATTCGCTCCATCGGTGTCATTTTGATAAGCCCTCGGCTTGTTTGCGTTTATCGTTAGCGCGAACCCGTGTTGCTTGAGCAGCGTCGCCATAGCCGCACTGCTTGAGCGCAACCTCTAACTCATCCAACGTCTCCGCCTGCTTGAGCGCATCGCGGCGGGTGAGGCAAGTGGTGGGAGATTGACTAATGACTTCCTTTAGTTCGGAGACTTTTTTTATATCGGCCCCGTCGTCGTCAATAACAAGGCATCCCAGTAACCGTTCAACATAAAGCACCAGCGCCGCCTCGCGCTCAATGGCGGCGTTTAGCTGCTGCAAGGCGTCACGCTCTCCCCGCTGCCGCAACGCAACCTGTAGCTCATCGCTTAACTGATACGCGTCGACATCCCGCTCTAACCTGATCACCATTAGCGCCAGCTCATGTGTGCCCATGGCGGTTAACTCGGCAAGTCGCTCTGCGTGCTCAAAATTGTTCATACTTCCACCTCCAGTCGCTGTAGCTGATCAACAATCTCGGTTAGTTTTGCGACGGCATCGCACCATTCGGCATTCAGGTAGACGGTCTCGTAAAGCATCGGCTCCGGCCACGTGGAAGGTGGCGCGCTGTAATCCATGCGGCAGTCATGCACGCGAATGGTCAATCCGCTCGTATGCGCCGCGTAATCAACAAACACATGGTAAGCCTCGCATTTTATCGCTGCGGCCTGTATGCGGGCGCATAGGGCACGCGCGGTGTCTGTTTGGATATTGGTTGTGGTCATAGGTTTAACTCCTTACTGTCAAGTAGGCCATTAACGTACATAGCCTTAGCTGTTTTATGATCTACCAGCATCCCGCCTACCGTATTGGCGTTTTCGCTTACCGGGGACTCCGGCTCATACCAGCCTGTTTCTTTTTCTTGGTTTGAAAGCTCTCTTGTATCCAAATAGCTGGCTTCGCTAGCGTGGCATTCTGTGCAGTAATACGGGCCACACTGAACCATACCAACACCAACATCTACATAATCTGCTTCGCAGCCGTCATAGCCACAGTAAGGGCATATTGCCTTCGGCGTGCTGTACGCACTGCGAGCGTATTCGTCACCACCTACAAACTTATGCCGTCCGATTCCTGTGCTCATGCCCTGACCTCCTCCGTTGTGATACCCAAAGTATGAACCCGCCGTGGCGTGGTGGCTAATGAGTAATTTTTATGTGGTGGTTGGTGTTGGTAGGTTTTTGCTATTACTGAACCGCGCCCGGCTAGCCATGCCCCGCTATCGTTACGCCCGTTACAGACGTTACGCTCCTAATTAAACTTGTACCGCTAAAAAATCCAGTAAAATCAAAGCTATGTGACAATAATAACAAAAATAACTAAAAAAGATTTAATTTAATAGAGAGGGGTAGATATTGTCATGCTGACCTATGAGTCTCTATCTCTATAGGTCTATCTATTGCCGCGTACCGTAACAAACGTAACGGTTGTATAAGTTATTGATATTTATCACAAAAACTGGATTTTTGACCGGTACGCACCGTTACAGCGGTACAGAAACGTAACGGCTAGGCATAAAAAAGCGCCCATTTGGGCGCTAATCTTGCATTTCCCACCACTTCACAAAAACGAATCCAGCGGCACACGTATAGCCCGCGTCTGTGATCCGGCGAACCGTTGCGGCGCTGGGCATACATCGGCACCCGGTAGCCGCGACAGTACCCGCCGCCAGCCAGCCGCCCACGGCGTATCACGAAGCATCCGTTTCAGCTCGTTGTGCGTGTTCGATATGACCAGCAGCCCGCCGTCTACAAACAGGCCATGCCGTGACAGCACCGCGTTGCAGTCATCGGCGTAGACGTCACCGCTAATTGCCTTCCTACCGCCCGCTGCCATGATGATCTCCGATACCGTGCGCTGGTAGCGGTGCCCGGCGGCGTCGAATGTGAGTTGTGTTTGCAGTATCGCGTTCAGGCACATGCCTTCGTCAGACACCTCCTCGGATTCTTTGGCTTCATCGAGGTTTATCTTCGATGTCCAGACACGCGCCTCCTCGATACTGATCTCTCTATCCATAGACAGGCTCACAGCCCCCGCCAGCAGCGTTCCGACCTGATCCCCTATACGTTGACTGCCTAGCGTCTCTGCAACGGCCTGCGCGAGCGTTTTGGCGTTTTTACGGATAACGGGAATCAGATGGTACGACCGCGCGCGAATCGCAGCGCAGCGCTCAGGCGTTAGCGTATTACCCACATGCAGCACGAACTCATTAAACCGGGCGATTTCGGCGGCAGTTTTGTCAGGCTGTTTTAGCGACACGACCGTAAACCGCGACTCGTCAGCGGCCTGACTCAGCGACACGTTCACACTCCCCAGCAGGAACATCGAGCGCATACGAAACGCCATGCCACCGCCACCGCTGGTGCCCTTCACGATTTCCGCGCTGCCATCGCTCGATGATTGTCGTGCTAGCTCGATAACCGATTTCATGCGTTTCTGCGCGCTGTGATCTTCGGATTCTGCCTCATCGAAAATCACCGGGCGCGCATCCTGCTTGAGGTGCTGACGTATCCCGGCCTCAGTGGTGCCGCCCTGCACCATAAGCGCAGACTGCCCAAGCAGGGGCTGAATGATGTTTTCCTGCACCCACGATTTTCCCGCGCCACGCTGCGCCGTCAGCCATACGTGCGGACGCCACCCGAGCGCCCCGCATATCGGCGCTAGCACCGTCCATCCGGCCATCGCCCAGCCGTGAAACGGCGTTGACCAGTTGAGTTGCTGGAATAGCTTAAACACTTCGTTAGCCGCGTTATTATCGGCTGGCGGTGCGTCAATCGTGGACTCCATCGGCCCCTGACGTGTGTAAATGAATCGCGTGTCGTGATCCGCGATGCGCTTAGCCTCACCGTTGACAATCAGCCGATCCCCAAGGTGCAGCACGCTGTTACCACCGTCATACCACGCACCGCGACCACGCACGTTACGCAGGCTGTACACGCCACGCGCCTCGCACGCACGCATACACGACGATGCCGCCGCCTGCCAGTCGGTGCCGGATTTATCCTTTGGGTACGCCATATCCCACCATTCGACGGGTGCGAGCGCTAGCATTTCAGCGGGCGACGTATGGCTGCCCCGGCGAATCTCGCACACCTGCTCAGTCCCACGCGGCAGGTAGTAATACATCGCGCCGTCGAATCCCAGCGCACGAAACGGCATGCTGGTTCGTTCGGTGGCTGCCGCTGGCTCGGCAGCGGGTAAATCATCTGGCGCATGCGTGTCGGCATCATCCGGGCTGCAAGCGGGCGGCAAGTCATCCGGTGGCATATCGGGCGGCGGTGCTTCCAGTGCAGCCGCCTGGGGCGATTTTACGCGCTCGCGCTTAATGCCGTACTCGTCCGCCAGCGCCTTGACAGCCTTGCTTGCATCGCCGCCGTGTTCAAACTGGCAAATCAGATCAAAAGCGTTAACCGGGCGGCCTGTTTCTTCGCTGCACAGCTCGTCGCTCGCATGATGTATCCAGCACGACTGATCACCGTCAAACATCACAACACCAGGTAGACCAGTGTTGCTATGCGGACTCAGAAACCGGCGGCGACCAACGGGCTTGTAGCCGAAACGCTGCAACGTGGCGCGCAAATCCTCACGACTCAGGCACTCGTCAATAACGCTGGTGCCGTGGTTGTCGCGTGGTTCGCGCGGCGTTTTCGGTGGTGGCGTTTGTTCTCGGACTGCCCATGGGCAAGCGTCTTTGAATTGTGGCTTGAATTTATCCCACGCTTCCCAGATAGCCAGCAGCCAGTCCGGCGGTGTCGGGAAGTCTTGACCTGCCGCTGGAGGCTTGACTAACCACTGGTAAGGCTGTTGTGTTTCGGGATGGATAGAGGGGGGTAGGACGTCCTGCCGTTGTTTGCCGTCACATGCAGCCCGTAGCTCGAATACCGTAAACAGCGTATCCGCGCCGCGTTTCGGCCAATTCAGCTTGGCATACGGCAGCGCCATGCTATCAGGCACGCGAAACATGACGCGACGGCCCTTAGCGCTACCCTGAATCGTTGGGTAGTGATCCAGCGCGTTGCGTGGAATGCCGAACTCGTCTAGCACCGTGCCAAACGACTCCGAACAATCAATGTCCAGGCTGCACATCCGTGACGGCCCTAACGCTAGGCCCATATTCCAGTTCGGATGCTCACGATAAAACGCATCGGCAGCATCCGGGTCGCTCAGCACCTGATTGCCCCAGTCGTTCGCCGTAGGAAATTTGCGGCCCGGCTCTATCGGCACTAACTGGAAACCATACCGCGACACGTACTCACGCGCATATTCATTGATTGTCATGCAGCCGCTCTCCTAGTTGTGTTAGCGCATCATCGGCACTGCGCGCCACGAATCCTATCCCGCCTGCACGGTTCACGGCAACGATGAAGTTTTGTTGTTCTTGTGTTATGCGGCCTGTTTTTGTTTTGACTTCTACTGCTAGAAACGCGCCGCCGGGGGCGATGCCAAGCACGTCTGAGCTGCCCTTGCACAATCCAAAATGTACCGGACGGCATTGGCCTAGCGTTATCTGGTCGCGGGCCTTGTGAAGCTGCTTACCCTGCCATGCCTGCCCAGTGTTCTGCCGCCAAACTAGGCACCCGGCTTGCGAAAGCGCTAGCATGACTTCACGTTGTATTCTGGCTTCTGGTGTCATTTTTCCTCCTGTTTGATATTCGGCGCACGCCACCCGGCATCATCACGAAACAGCGCCGCCAGTGCTTCTCGTGTGCCGTCGCAATCTGCAACCTTGACTTGGCAATGCTCAGGCTCTGAAAAACCCTCGACCATCGTTTTAAACGCATACGGCACGGGCACGGTGCAATAGGCCACTGGTTTTTTGGTGCCACCGTGACGGAGTAGCATGTATTTTCCGGGCACGGGGTCGGATGGTGTTATTTCCTGCTGGATTTTACCGTCCATCAAAACGCCTCCTCTTCACTACTACCACCCTGTTGAATCTCCAGCATCACACGCTTAGCCTCGGCAAAATCCTTCGCCGTGGGCTTGCGTCCTGCCCTGGCTGACAGCGTGATAGCTGCCCACTGCGAGGGCTTATTCATGCCGCGCCGCAATCCCAACTCTATCAGCTCCCGCAACGTGCGCGCCTGCCCCTGTTCCCGTTTGCGCTCCCGGCGAATTTGCGCCACGTCGATTTTTTCTAGTTCGCCGTCGACCACTTCAATTTCTGCGCGTGCTTTGCGTGGTAGTGGCTCGCCACACGATGGGCAACAATCCGGCCCCGCTTTGAATACGTGGTAACAATTCATGCACTGTTGAATTTGTAAATCTGGCTGTTCGTCTTCGTCTTTTTTGCGCTTGCCTTTTTTGCGGCCTTCTAGGCTCCATTCGCGGTCGTCGTCGGGTAGTCCGTGCTTCCATACACATCCAGCATGGTCAAGGATAACGGCGGGGCGGTTCTTTTTTCGTAGTGCCCTGAACACCATTTGCAGATAGCGCGCTAATGATTCAGTAGGCCTGAGCAGTATGCAACACTCTAGAGTAATGTCCCTGCCCACTTGCGCACTGAGGTCGAAACCTTCAATTACCAATTCGCAGTTACACAGGGTTTTGTAGCGACCGTCTGCAAGCCCTTCGCATGCATCTTTTAGCTCGGCTGTGGTGGTGTCGGCGTCAACGTGTACGGCAGCTA